GCTTGCCCTGGGCTATGTGCTCCATTGGGCTTTCAGCCCGCCCTTGCTAAATCTGGAACTTGAGTATTAATGTTTTACCGCTTTGTCTAAACCAACTGATACCTTGAGAAATCTTTCGGTGAACATTGCTTTAAACACTGCAAATATAGCAACAATGTTACATTATATTCCCCAACTCTCACTTTTTTCTGAAAAAAACGCCCCAAGGTGGTACCACCTACACACCTTTTGCACGTAGGGTATGAACGTATTACGCAGACTATTCAAGATAAAACGCAGCAGCGAGGGTGTTAACTCATCGCCAGAGGGTAGGACTGTACGCGCGGGGGCTTTGCCGCTTTTCACCTCCGCAGCGGCTGACCCCTTGGCCGTTAGCACCGTCTATCGCTGCGTGCGTTTGCTTTCAGAGAGTGTGGCCAACTTGCCTCTCCGCTATATGAAACTAAAGGGCGGCATATTCGTCGACGACCGCCAGTCGCGCCTCCACTACCTATTGAGCGTGCAACCCAACGAGCTTTACTCCGCGTTCGACTTCTGGGCGCAAGCCGTGCAACAGATGTTGCTGACGGGTAATGCTTATATCGTGCCGCAGTACTCGCCCTCGCTTGAGGTGGATCGCCTTGTGCTTTGCCAACCTGGCACAGTGAGTCACGACACCATTAATCGCACCTACACGGTAATGGACATGACCAACCGCCTTAGCGGCACCTTCGCGGAGGACGAAGTCGTACACCTCAAAAACCTCACCATCGACGGACAACAAGGCATCAGCACCTTAGCCTTTGCGCGCCTTACTACGCAGATAGCCGCTACAGGCGATAATGAGACGCTCAACCGATTTGCCAATGGGGGCAACGTGCGCGGCATCGTAGGCAACGACACGAGCGTGCGCGGATTTGGCGACTATCAAGACGACGAATTGGCCAAGACGGCTACCGACCTCGACCAATCATTTTCAGAAGGCCGCAAGATAGTCAGCCTACCAGGGCAAGTAAAGTTTAACCAACTCTCGCTCTCCAGCACCGACATGCAATTTCTCGAAAGCCGCAAGTTTACGGTGCGTGAGCTTTGCCGCTTCTTCGGTGTACACCCCTCATTCGTCTTTGACGACACGAGCAACAATTACAAGAGTGCCGAAATGGCCAACGTGGCTTTCCTCTCCAACACGCTCAACCCCCTGCTCCGTAAGATAGAGAGCGAACTCCACCGCAAGCTCATCGAGCCTTCGCTCTGTTGTGAGCGTCGCTTTGAGTTCGACCGTCGCAGCCTCTATGCGTGCGACCTCGCAAGCCGCGTGCAGTACCAGACGCAGACGATAGCTGCAGGTATCTACACCGTCAACGACTGGCGACGTGCTGAGAACATGCCACCCGTCGAGGGAGGCGACCTCCCATTGGTCAGCGCCAACTTGAAGGGACTGAAGGGAATGGAGGCTAACTCAACCACCAACAACTAACACACATTATTAATATGCTAATGTGTTAATATGCTAATGTGTTAATATGCTAATGTGTTAATATGCTAATGGCTGCGCCACTCATTAACACATTAGCACATCCCCACATTAGCACATTCCCACATTAGCACATTCCCACATTAGCACATTCCCACATTAGCACATTTACACCTTATGAATAAGCAATTACAATTCCACTCCTCAGGCACCGTCCACGTGCGCAGCCGCCAAGGCAGCGAGGGCGAGGGCGAAAGCCGCACCATTGAGGGATATGCCATTCTGTTCAACACGCCCTCTGCCCCACTGTGGGAGGACGAGGACGAAGTCGTGCGCGAACAGATTGCCCCCGAAGCCATAACGAAGGACCTACTCGACGGCTGCGACATCAAGATGACCATGAACCACGACTTTGCCACATTGCTCGCACGCAGCAAGCGCGGAGAGGGTACGCTACAGTACGACATCGACGAGCGGGGCGTCCACTTCTCCTTCGATGCGCCCAACACCGACGACGGCGACCGCGCGCTCGAACTCGTACGACGTGGCGACATCGATGGCTGCTCCTTCATGTTCTCTTGTTCGTACCGCCAACCCGACGTGACGAGCGAGACGACCAAAAACAAGGAGACGGGAAAGGCTGAAACGCTTTACACCATTCATGCTATTCGTGGCATCTACGACTTTACGCTCACGCCCATGCCCGCCTACCCCGACACGGAAGTAAGCGCACGCGACCTACGCGGATTGACTCCCGCCCCCTCAACAGACAACGCTGCCGCCCTCCGCGTCGAGGAACAAGTAAAGGCCATGCGCAGCGCGGCAAAGCAATCACTTTAAAGCATTAACCATTTAATAACAATTAATTCATTACGATTATGAACAAACTCACGGTACGTCAGATTGTTGACAAATACCAAAAGAACTGCGCCCGCATTTCGGAAATAGCCGACCTCTGCGAGAAGGAGAAGCGCGAACGCACTGATGCAGAGAACGCAGAGTACGACGCCTTAGTGCGCGACAACGAATTGCTCCGCATGCGCATGCAAGCTGCAGCCACTCAGGCACAGCAAAACCCCGACCTTCTTCGTGACGCCAATAAAATGGTCCGCGAAAACATGGAGGCGGGCCGACAGACGCAAATCGTCTTCATGCGCGACCTCATGGTGGTGAGCAACGCCACTACGGGCGGTATCATTCCGCTCAAGATACAAGACATTCTCGACCCCTTAGTAGAGGGCCTAATCCTCAACAAGGTAGGCCTCCCCATGCCTACAGGCTTGGCTGGTGACTACGTATGGCCCACCTACGAGGCCGTTGAGGCACAAATCCAAGGCGAGGGCGTTGCGCTCACCGACACGAATATTAAACTATCTAAGCTCACCGCTTCACCTCAGCGTATTGGCGTGGCCATTCCTGTAACGCGTCAGACGATTATCCAGACGGAGGGCATCATCGAAACGATCGTGAAGAAGGTAATGCCTCAGTCTGTAGCCATGTTGCTGAACAAGATCTTGTTCTCTACCACCAAGGCTACCGCGGCTACTACTTTGGTAGGCCCATTCGTGGCGAAGGCTGCTAAACCGATCGCGCTGAGCGCTACTCCTACCTTTGCCGACTTCAACAATATGAAGGCAAAGGTGTTGGCCTCTGGCGTTGACGGTAGCAACTTGTGCTGGGTTATGACACAAGCGCAGAAGGCCATTGCCGAAGCCACTCCTAAGGACGCGGGCTCTGGCATCATGGTGTGTGAGAACGACCACATCGCGGGCCTCCCCGTCTTCTGCACGCACTACATTGGTGAAGGCTTCGTTGGTCTTGGCGACTGGCGCTACCAACCTATGGGCATGTTTGGCGACATCTCGTTCATCATCGACCCCTATAGCCAGGCTCGCAAGGATGCCGTTGACTTCGTACTCAACGTCAACTACGGCACGACCACGCTCCGCCCCGACGCCTTTGCACTGGGCAAGGTGACCGTAAGCGAGTAAGCGCTTACTAATGTGCAAATGTGCAAATGTGCGAATGATTGAATAATGTTTTAATTACTCAGTGTACAAAGGCGACCATTCGCACATTCGCACATTAACTCAGCATTTGCACATTAAGCACATTGATTATAAAACATCATTCAACCATTTGCACATTTGCACATTTACACATTTGCACATTTCCTATGACCTATCTATACAAACCCCTCGCTCGCAAAAACTTTAAGACTGGCGAGAACATGTTCTACCCCGCGCCCCTACCTGCGGCCGTTACCAACTTCGAACAGTTGGCAGCTGAAATCAGCGCGAAGTGTACCCTCACGCGTGCCGACGCTATGGGTGTACTCAAAGAACTTGAACGACAAGTACTTCACGCGCTGCTCTCTGGTTATACCGTTCGCCTTGGCTCATTGGGGGCGTTTCGCCTTACTGCGAAGTCAGTAGGCGTCGAAATCAAAGACGATGTAAGTTCAGCACTCGTTCAGAAAGCCCGCGTGCGCTACGTGCCTTCGACGTGGATTAATAATAAGCTATTACTCAAGAACGTCGAGTTTAAGAATGTATATAAAGCCAATAAGAAGAAAAACCAATAAAGCTCTACAATCATGATTAAATTAGTAACACGTAGTATCAAGAACTCACGCGACCAAAAGTGGCGCTACTACCCCGCTATCAGCTATAGCGGTACTATCACGCGCGACAAACTTTGCGAGCGCATAAGCGAGTCAACCACCTTCACCCATGCCGACGTACTCACGGCCCTTTGCGCCTTTGAGGAGGCCATTGCCGAAAAGTTACAAAGTGGCGGTATGGTAAAGCTTGGCTCACTTGGCTCATTCCGCACTACATTGCGCTCAAATGGGGGCGAGATGAACAAAGACGATGTAAGCGCGAAGCACATTCGCTCGCTCCACGTCGCGTTCCTCCCCTCAAGCACGCTCAACAAGCAGTTGCAAGAGCAAGCACAGTACGCAATGTCGTAGCGACGCGCTCAGCGATGCGCTCTCTACCTCTCGGTGATGGGTTTCAGACTTCTCGGTGAGGGGTTTTCAACTTCTCGGTGATGGGTAACGGAGCGCACGAAGAGCCACATTTGTAATGATAAGTCATGGAAATAGTAATCTTTAGAGACTAAGCACACATTCATATTATGTCAGAAGTAGCCCTATCCCTATTTAAAAAACACGTTCGCGCCGATGATTTTAGCGACGACGACGACTACCTACAGCAATGCCTTGATGCCGCTGAGGCTTCAGTGGTGCGCGCTACAAACCGCACACTCGATGAGCTAAAGCTAATGGGCGGTGGGTCACTGCCCGCCCCCTTGGTGCAAGCTATTCTGTTGGTAGGAGGCTCGGCCTACGACCACCGCGAAAACGATGCTCCGCAGCAGTACAGTGAAATCCCGTGGGGCGCTTCATCTATCATCAAACAATACAGAAGACTATGCGTGCGGGAGGAATGAGATATCACTTACAACTCTTTCGCCCCGTTCAGACGACGAACGAATATGGCGAAGAGCAAACCACTTTCGCCCCGACCCGAACGATTTGGGCCGAGCGCGTCAAGTGGGCGGGCAATCGGAGTGAAGAGGTGGGCGAACACTTTGCCGCTTACACCGTGACCTTCCGCATACGCGATGTACACCCCATTGGTGAGGGGTGGCGCGTGCAGCTCATGGGCGAACACCTCTACACCGTTATGGCCATTGAGCCTAACCGCAGTAAGGGAATGCTGTCGCTCCTCTGTCAGCGCGTCAACGTGTGATGAGATTAGGTGTTAGGTGTTAGGGATTAGTGATTAGGTGTTAGGTGTTAGTGATTAGTGATTAGGTGTTAGGTGTTAGTGATTAGTGATTAGGGGGTTAAAAGGTCTCCTTATGCCTCGCTCCCCACAAAAACAAACTTTTTAGCCCCCTGACCCCAACCTACCCCCAACCTACCCCCAACCTACCCCCAACCCCTAACACCTAATCCCTAATCCCTAACACCTAATCACTAATCCCTAATCCCTAATCCCTAATCCCTAACACCTAATCACTAATCCCTAATCCCTAATCCCTAATCCCTAACACCTAATCACTAATCCCTAATCCCTAATCCCTAATCCCTAACACCTAATCACTAATCCCTAATCCCTAACACCTAATCACTAATCACTAATCCCTAACACCTAATCACTAATCACTAATCCCTAACACCTAAAGTAATGAAAACAGTATTAAGCGCAGGCACTGCCGTCTACGAGGTGCTGAGCGAAAGGTTAGCTGATAAAGTAACGAAAGTATTTCCCGTCGTGACAGATGAGGCCGTGCTTCCTTACGTCTGCTATCATCGCGAGGCCCTCGAAACGGCCGTTGCCAAACATGCTCAAAGTGCCGATACGGCCACGATCGTAGTGGATTGTTATGCCGCTACTTACAATGGCTCTGTGGCTTTGGCTGAGGCCGTACGCGAAGCGCTTGACAACGTGAGCATTACCACCTCGGCAGGGTTGACCGTCCGTTCGTCTTACTTAGTCGATGCCGCTGAGTCGTGGACGGACGATGCTTACTTGCAGTCACTCTCCTTTAAACTCCGTTGCTAATGGATAACGACAACGAGAAAGCGCTGCAGACCTTCCAACGCGAATTGGCAAAGCTTTACGCCAGCCTCTCGCCTAAGGAGCAGCGCAAGGCCATTGCCGCCTCGATGAGGCGTGAGGCCAATCGCCTAAAGAAGGCAGCACAGACGAAGGTGCGCACTTCGGGCCTTTCGACCAAGACGGGGGTGGACAAGGGCGTTTACGCTCGCCTCTACCCCAAGCGCTACGGCACGGGCTTTATGGTGAGCGTTAAGCCCCACGGAGCGAAGAAGGGCATACATACCAACCGACAGGGCAAGCAGAAGCCTGTACTCCTATTTGCTGAGGAAGGTACGAAACAGCGCAACGTGGGCCGTCGCAAGGGCAACGCGCAATATCGCCAAGGCCGCTTCGCTCAGAAGAAGTGGCGCGACTATAGCCGCTCAGGCCATAGCACGGGGCGTATGTCTCCGTATAAGTTTCTCGCCATGACCGAGCAGACCGAAGCGGCTGGCATCGAGCAGCGCCTTTGGACTGACTTCGAGCGCAACGTCGATAAGGCGGCGAAGAAGGGAGTTTAATTAGTTTAATAAGTTTAGTGAGTTTAATAAGTTTATTCAAGTTTCAGATTTAGCAAGGGCGGGCTGAAAGCCCAATGGAGCACATAGCCCAGGGCAAGCGAAGCGACACCCTGGGTATCACGCGTTGGAGCAGTCGCGCCCTGTAAGGGCAAAAGCCTTAAGACATTGTGCAAGTATTAACTCATTAAACCCATTAAACTCATTAAACTAATTAAACTCATCAACTCATTAAACTAATTAAACTCATCAACTCATTAAACTCATAACACATTATGGCAAACACTGGTTATATCAATGGTAGTGACCTCTTGCTCTCAATAGACGGCAAGGCCGTAGGTCACTGTTCAAGCCACAAAGTAACGTACAACTCTGAGACAAAGGAGAGAGCCGTGAAGCCTGTAGCAACGCAAGGCGCGGGTGCAGGACTTTGGAAGGACAAGAGCGTTACAGGACTTTCTATCACAATTAGTGCCGACGGCCTCCGCTTCTACGATGAGACGGAGAGCGGCTTCACCGAGATTTCTGCTTCTTGGGGCGTAGGTAAGGCCGTTGACGTGAAGTGCTTCCCACGTGGCGACGGCAAGGCAGGTACTCAAACCCCTTACCTCGAAGGAAAGTTTGTGATCACCTCTATCGAGGAGGATGCTCCAGCGCAGGACGACGCCACATATAGCGTTAACCTCGAGAACGCGGGCATGCCTACTAAGTTCCCTGGTATGGATGCCGCCGCTGCAGCGCAGACTAAATAAATGTGCTAATATGCTAATGTGTTAATATGCTAATGGCTGCGCCACTCATTAACACATTAGCACATTAACACATTGGCACATTAGCACATTACCACATTAGCACATTACCACATTAGCACATTAGCACATTAACGCATTAGCACATTAACGCATTAGCACATTAACCCTATGCAACTAAAACGTCTCGTAATCCACTGCACCGCCACTCCTGAAGGCCGTGAGGTGACAGCGGCCGACATACGCCACTGGCACTGCGACCCCGTAAGCAAAGGAGGTCATGGTTGGAAGCAAGTAGGATATACCGACCTCGTCCACCTCGACGGCCGCATAGAGAGGCTCGTCAAGAATAATGAAGACTTGATAGTCGACCCTTGGGAGGTGACCAATGGCGCAAGCGGCTACAACTCCACATCGCGCCACATCGTCTACGCAGGCGGTTGCGATAGGCAGATGAGGCCGAAGGACACACGCACCGCTGCTCAACGCACCGCCCTTGAGGCCTACGTCAAGGACTTCCACCGCCGCTTCCCTACGGTCAAAATCGTTGGCCACAATCAGTTGAACCCCAGTAAGGCTTGCCCTTCGTTCGACGTAAAGAAGTGGCTCAACGAGATTGGAGTAAACTTATAAGTTGACAAGTTGACAAGTTGACGAGTTAACAAGTTAACAAGTTGACGAGTTAACAAGTTGACGAGTAAGTTAGCTCACAAGACAAACTTACCTGTTAACTCGTCAACTCGTGAACTCGTCAACAAACTTACCTGTGAACTCGTCAACAAGAAAGAAAGGAAGAATGGCGGACACTATCTTACAAATAATCCAGTGGGCAATACCTTCGGGGGGCATTGGTGCCGCCATAGCATGGTTTGCCAACCGCAGTGCGCGCAAGGCCGATACGGCCAAGAGCGTACACGATACGTATAAGCTCATGTATGAAGACGTGAGCCGCGAACTATTAGAAACGCAAAAGAAAGTAGATGGAAGTACAAAGAAAATGGACGCACTGGGCGAAGAGAATAAGCGCATACGCTATGCGCTCAACCGCCTTACACGTGCCATTCAAGCTATTCAGCGTTGTCCTCATAGTAACAACTGTCCTGTTAGTGATGAGTTGTCGCTCGACGACGACGGCAACGCTACAAGCCGCGCAAAGTCAAAACGTACTGACTACAGACAGCGTGACTCAGCACGAGCGGACGACAACCGCTCTTTGGACGCAACCGATAAGGGCTGACACTACACGCCTTGAGCTGAGGCTCGACTCCACCCTCCTCTCCTTACCAGAGGGGGCGAGCTTTACGGCCGCGAGTGGACGCGCCCACTTGAAGGCGAGCCTAAAGCGCGATGAGAAGGGACGGCCCGCTTCTATCATCATCGAGGGCGGCTGCGATAGCCTGCAGCGGCTCTGCATGTACTATCAGGCTGAGGCCGAACGACTCCAGACGGCCAACACGCAACTACAATCAACCGTCAAGACGCTTAGCACCGACCTACAACGCGCGGCCGCACGTGGAACGTGTGGCCGCACGTGGAACGTGTGGGCCGCACTGGCACTACTGGCCGTGACTCTTATCTTGATCATAGCCAACCGACAATTTAAGGAATAACAATAAAAGAAACACACCACCACTATGGCACACCCAAGCAAACTTAGAGGGAAGAGCATTAAAGAGCTGCATATTGACTACGAAGGCTTTATCGGTAATTTTAAGCCTAAGAAGACAACAGACGATTGCTACACGCCCTCGTACATTTACGACACTTTAATTAAATGGTTACAAGCGAAAGCGTACATCACCCCCGACACGCCCATAGTACGCCCCTTTTGGCCTGGCGCTGATTTTACCGATTTAGGGCAATACCCACCAGGGGCGGTGGTGGTTGATAACCCGCCCTTTTCGATATTGTCACACATTATCCGCTTTTATGAGCAGCACAATATTACTTTCTTTTTGTTCGCTCCCTCTCTGATTGTATTCAACTATCTGCGCGACGAGTCCGACCTCACGGCAATCATACTCAACCTAACAGTTATTTATGAGAATGGGGCGGCGGTCAGCACCGCATTCATTACCAACTCTCCTTTCCTTGACGGGATCAAAGCGATGACCGCCCCCGACTTATATCAAATGCTCGATAACGCACAAAAAGAGCATCGAAAGGAGGAGCGAGAGAAGGTAACATACCCCGTCTACTCCTATCCCGACAACGTCGTCACGGCGGCGCGGCTACACAAGATAGGCCACCATGTCCCCTTCCTATTGCTAAAAAAAGAAGCGGCCTTTACTTGTCGCCTTGACGCGCAACAGCCACTTAAAAAGTGCATTTTCGGTGGTGGACTATTAATATCGGACGATAAGGCCGCAGAGCTAAAGGCCAAAAAGGAAACAATCGTGTTCTGCTTATCAGAGCGAGAGCGACAAATAATTAACAATTTAGAATAGAAAGAAATACTTCACCACTATGACACCACAAAAGAAAGGCAGCACAATAGCCACCGCACGACGCGAAATGAAGATTATGGGTTTCCCTTGTCGCCAGACAATGGGGGCATTCTTGCGCTTTAAGCGCGAAACAGGACGTGAGGCTACTGAGATGACGAACGACCTCACCGACTTGCTTACGTTCCTCTACTGCTGCACAGCATCAGCGTCAGCGGCTGACGGCATTGAGTTTAACTTCACGCTGGAGGAGTTTGCCGACCTCATCAGTCCCGACGAGCTAAACCAATGGACGGCCGCTATGCAAGCGGAGGCGGCTGAGGCTGAGGCCACGACCGAAGGCGAAAAAAAAAGCCCTTCTGCATCACCGAGCAATTAGGCTTTGCACTGGGGGCGGTGGGGCTTACGCTGCGCGACTGGCAAGGGCTTACGCCTGAGGAGTGGACGGCCGTGGCCGATAGCTACGCTACAAGCCACGAAATGGTCATGCACGACGGGTGGGAACGTATGCGTATGCTCGCCACCATTACCATTCAACCACACGTAAAGAACCGCCTCACCCCCGACACGCTATTGCCCTTGCCTTGGGACAACGACCAGACTCAAACAACGCAAGCCGCCCACGTGCCACCAGTCGGTAAAGACGAGGCGCGTGAGCGGCTTGTTAGCTTGATGAAGGGGTTGAAGGATCAATAATAAGGCGGCTTTGGAGGCCACTATGTGCTTTACAAATAATCGTAGTCGTTCTCACCACCATTACTACGTTTAATATCCTTATAATCAGGGAAATCGTAATACGAGTCGGCCACTGCTGAGGCAAAGAATAAGAGGATCGACAGGGCCATGAATGCTGCTACAAAAAAGACACGAGCGTCTGTCCACGTTTCTGTTGTAGCGTAAAAGTATATGCTATCGCAAAAGAAAAAGAATGAAGCATAACCCAAATAGGTGCTTACCCATAAAGCTCTTTTGTTTCGCTTTTTCTTCTTTTCTGAGGGTATTGTTTCTTTTACTTCGCTGCTAAACTCTGCTTTAATCTCTTTCGGGATTTGTTCGCTTTTCATATCGCAAAAGGTATTAGTCCTTTGCAAAGGTGTGACTTTATAAATTACCAACCAAATAAAAATCTATAAATATATGGCTTCAAAGGAAATAAAGTTCAACCTAAGGCTCGCCATTGACGGGAAAGAGCAATTGGTGAGCGCGGTGACAACAACGCGACAACTTAAGGGTGTATTATCTGGGGCAAAAGATGAAGCAGACAAAATGCACCAAGAAGTGTTCAAACTTAATCAAGCTTTCAGCGTTTGGAATAACATTAAAGAAGCTTCTAACGGATTAAACGCAGCCTTATCTTCGTTAGCTGGCAGTTTCCAAAACGTTGAGGTAGCCAACCAAAGGTTGAAGACGGTAATGGAAGAACGCATGAAAGCCTCCTCGGCCGACATTGCGGCCGTGCAAGCTACCATTAAGGCACAAACGCAATTGGGCATTCTGGGCGGCAGTGTACAAAAGGCGGGAGCGCAACAGGTGGCAACGTTCTTGACACAAAGAGACGCGCTCGTTACACTTATACCTGCCATTAACGACCTCGTTGCACAACAAAAAGGACTGGCTGCCACGGAACAAGATGCACAAAACATTGGCAATTTGTTTGGAAAGGTGATGCAAGGACAGACCTCGGCCTTAAAGCGCGTGGGCATAACCTTCACAGAAGCACAAGAGCGTGTGCTTAAAATGGGTACGGAGCAAGAGCGCGCTGCAATGTTGGCCGAAGTGGTAACAAACAACGTTGGCCACATGAACGCGGCTTTAGGCGACACGGCTGCGGGGGCGATGAAGCAATTCCAAAACAAGTTGGCCGGCATAAAGGTCAAAATGGGCGAAGTGGCTAACCAAGTGCAGCCTTACTTGAGTATGGCCTCATCGTTTGTAGTGCTGGCTTCATCGGCTCACAAAGCACTTTTGGCTATAGTTGCTTTTGGCAAAGCTGTTGGGGTTACAAAGGCTTTGACCTTATCCATAAAGCAAATGCGCATCGCCTATATTGGGTTGCGTGCGACCATGAACTTATGCACTGCAGCGGTTAGAGTGAGCCGAGCGCAAAACATTTCGTTGGCAGCATCTTTCCGCACTGTTGCCGTTGCTTCTACTACAGCCAAAATGGCCGTGCGCGGCTTCATGGCCTCTACGGTTATCGGTGTCGCCATTGCGGCCTTGGGCTTCGCCATAGAGAAACTTGTTAACTACTTTGATAGCTCAACAAAGTCAGTGAAAGATAATACTGAGGCTCTAAATGATAATGCTGAGGCTACAACCCAAGCCGATAAAATTAAAAGTGCGGTTCAAAACGTACAAGAAGAGGCTGCTACACACTATGCCGACGAAATTAGCAAAGTACGTACGCTGACAGCAGTTATTCACGATAGTAATGCCATATATGCCGACCGTATGGCAGCTATTAAGAAACTACAGAGCATCGTGCCTGGCTATCAAGCACAGATACAAAAGGACGGCACAATCTTTGAACGCAATGCGGCTGCAGTTGAAAAGTACATACAAAAGTTGCAAGACCTCGCTATGGCTGAGGCGGCCTTTGACGAGGTAAAGAAGGTTTACACCAACATCATAAAGCTTAGAATTGAAAAGCAAAAGTATGAAAAGCAGGCTAACGATGTTGACACCGAACTAAGACGGACGCACAATGGGCAAGGAGCTAACGAATTGCGCAACCCCGTAACGTTGGCACGTCAAAACGTGGAACGCCCTGCCGCAGCCGCTGATGCGGTAAAACAAAATGGGTCGCTTAACTTTAACTATGTACGCGACACGCAGAAGAACCAACAAGCGGCTAACGCAGAGACGGCTAACACGCTTAACAAAGTGACGGCCTACAATATGGCTACAGGACTTGCAGCTAAAAAGGGTGAAGAGATTAAAGAACAAGAGGACTTGGTTAGTGCTATATTCGGCTCGCTCACCACTTCGCAAAAACGCAATTATAATCATATCGCGGCAAATGGCGGCTATGGGAAGGGACAACCTACTTTGGCTAAACCTAACACAAGTGGCGGAACAGGGCATCCTCACGCCTCCACCCCTACCCCTACCACTCCCACCTACGACGAGAAGAGCCTTGAATGGTACGACAAGGAGATAAGCAAGCAGAAGGAACTGGCACAAAGCACTAACAACCTCGATGCTGCGAAGAAGGCTATGGCTGAGGCTACACGGTTGGAGGGAGAGCGCAAGGAGTTGGCCGTGAAGGTGGGAATTGAGAAGCCTGACGCGCCAGAGGTAAAAACTGCGCTTGAGGCTTTGCAGGACCAACTACGCGCGGCTCAAACGGACTTCGACAATGCCGTGACCGTGGAGGCGAAAGTAGCAGCCATGACGAAGGTGGACGCGCTGCAAGCGCAAATCAATGAGGCGACGAACGGACGACTCACCATTGAGGCGGAAGTAGAACCGCAGTACACGCAGCGCGGCTCTGTAGGCGATAAGCGCAAGTCGTATGCCAACGCACAGGCGAAAACGTCACGTATCAAGAATGACTACGACATTGGCCTCATCAGTAAGGAAGAGGCGCAAAAGCAGGTGGACGACATCAACAAGGTGTTGTCGTCGCTGAAGTTGAAGCCTATCACCGTGGACTTTGACACGAAGAGCGTCGAAAAGGGTACGGGCAAGATGCGTGAGGGCGCACAGAGCATTCAGCAGTTGGGCAGCAGCATCGCGCAATTAGGCTCTCAGGTGCAAGCGCCTGCGCTCAACATTGCGGGGGTGATAGCGCAATCTATTGCCACTATGGTGTTGGGATACGCTGAGGCTTCGAAAGATGCAAGTAAACTTACGCCCTTTGGGTGGATAGCCTTTGCCGCTACGGGATTGGCTACGTTGCTGACGATGATAGCCTCTGTCAAGTCGGCCACGAGCGGCAGCTACGCGCATGGTGGTATCATTCCAGGGGGAAGCTATTCGGGCGACCGATTGACAGCAAATGTCAATTCGGGCGAGATGATCATCAACCGCCGCCAACAGTTGCAGCTTTGGCGCATGGTGCAAGCGCCTTTGGCCTCAGCGCCGCAGTACACTACTCCTTCAAGCATGGTGCCGAGCCTCAACCTCGCGGCTTTACGCAACAGCTTTGGTGCGCAGCGCGTCGACGTGAATGTGAGTGGACGCATCAGCGGACGCGACTTGCAACTCATTAGCGATAAACGAAACAAAATTACTTCAAGAGCATAGAGTTAATGTGCAAATGTGAGAATGTGCAAATGTGCGAATGGTCGCCTTTGCACGCTGAGTAGTTAAAACATTATTCAATCATTTGCACATTCGCACATTTGCACATTAACCACGCATTTGCACATTCGCACATTTGCACATTAAAAAAACATACTATGTTGCATAAAAGATACGCTGGCAGTTTTGTTAACTGCAAGGCCCAAACGTGGAGGGTCGAAATATGGGAAGCGAACAATGTGCCTTTCTCTACCGTTGGTAGCCTCACGTTTGATGCCGACTCTCCTCTTGAATTGGAATGGGAGGAGCGCGAGAAGTACGAAACCACTTGTGGCGCAACGCTCACGATCAACATCGTGAGTCCAGCCGACCGCACGTTTACGGACCTCTTCCAAATCAGCCCAGGCAACGTCATGGCGCACGTCTACCTTGACGATGCGCTCTTTTGGGTGGGTGGCCTCGACTGCGAAACGTACGAAGAGCCTTACCAGTCGGAGAAGGACTACACCGTCACACTCACCTTTACTGACTTCGGCCACATGCAGCGCCTAAAGTATGGCGAAGCGGGGGGCATTAAGTCAGTGCGCCACTACATCGACTATTGCCTTGAACAGGTGGGCCTCAGCGCAGTGCCAGTAGAGGTGTTTACGTCGTTAGAGATGAACGACAGCGTGCTATGGGAGCATTGTGACCTTACACGCCTATACGTTGATGCTGCCAACTTCTACGATGAGGACGGTGAAGCCTCAACGCTTGACGAAGTACTTAACGGTGTGCTGCAACCGCTTGCCTTGCGCATCGTGCAGCGTGCGGGCAAGATCATGGTGTACGACTTGAATGCGCTGCGCAATAATCCACCCAAGGTAGAAGGAATCACGTGGGACGCTACGGAGCAAACGCTGTCGGTAGATAAGTTGGCGCAAGCGGCCGTCGTTAAGTTCTCGCCCTACACGGGTGGCGACCTGCTGAGCGGCAACAGCGTGACCATAAAACAAGACCGACTGACAGAGGTGGGCAGCGTGTTTAACATGTTTGGCCCTGGGTTCAAAACATACGAGATAAGTCGTTTCTTCCATTCTGCTGCCGATAGTGCTGCCACTGGCCTTACGCAAAAGCACCCCGATGCGCATTACTTCAAAATGGTGAAGACGGGTACGGGGGGCGCAGCGTGTGAGGGCCTTGCGTGGCTGGCTTTAACGAATTGCTGGCCGCGCAATAACCTCACGCTTAATGGGCAACAATCGCCTTTGGGGAGATACGCCCATTATGCCTATGTCGAAGCTAACACAAGCGAAAACGTCATTACGCGTGCCTTCAACGACCTATCGGGTACGTCGGACGAAGTGCTGATGCGCTTTCCTCGTGTGTACTGCCCTGCGGCCCAAAATCAAGTGTCGGAAGATGTGATGCGCTCTTACATTCACCTCACTATGGAGATGATGATAGACCCTCGCCTCAACCCCTTTGCCGATGCTGAGGACGAAGGGAACGAAAAGGACAACTTTAATTGGTGTAAGGTGCGCGAGGCTTACTGCTACATTCCCTTCTCGCTCGTCTTGTTTGACGGCAATGGAAAGGCCGTGGCGCAATATCAGGCCAAAGGAGCTGGCACCAATAACGAGGGGCATTGGGTTGCGGTTGAATACGACGATACGAAATACTTCACCCATGCTCCCTCTTACCTCCTCTACTATGCCAACTCTAAGAGTGATAGCATAAAGGAGGAGAGCGGCATTCAAGGGTGGTCAAAGAACCATACACACACCCTTGGCCACGAACGATCTATAGAACAATACGCCACGGAGGGCGAAATCATTCCTCTGCCGAACACTGCGGGGTACTTAGAGTTAACCATTTATACGGGGTGCATCATATTCGACGATAAGGACGGAAAGGGGAAGGAATACCCCATTACCAATCCTCAGACGTGCCAACTCGACAAGTCGTTGCCCGACCCTAACGGACTGCGCGACGTGTGTATTAGCACGCAAACCTCTAAAGGGGGCCAACGCATGAACTGGTCGCAACGGTGGTGGCTTTACAAGTTCCCCAAGTTGGAGATCGTACAAGGCCTCATCGCTGAGGCGGTGGAGAAGAGTGATGCCGAATACAGCGCATGGGTGAACGCGAGCGCAAAGGACGAAATAAAGATTGACACCATTTGCGGCACGGCCTTTGGGAGCGACTTGGGGGTAACGGCACGAGGCGCTTACAAGACTTGGTATTCTTCTTCTCCTGTCTTTGGTCAGACGGAAATACCCCAACGATGTTTCCTGCGTCGCACCAACACGTCTGCGCCTTGGCTGATTGAGTACGACTTGTTAGGCCTCCTTTTCAGTCAGTATGGCCACCGCGTACCTACACTTGAAGGAGAAGCTATCACCCCGCTATCACCGTTGCAGCTCTTCACCGACCGCGCGATGCCGAGTGCTGACCTCTTTATGATAAAAAGTGAGGTGCTCAACGCCTACGACGGCACGAGTAATATTAAATTTGTAAGGCTCGAACCCGAAGAGTGGAACAAAGAAATCATTAAATAACTACAACTAAGGCTATGGACTATAAAGTTAAAACACGATACGTTACAGCCACGCCACGCAAAGCGCGCAAAGGCAATAACGCTGAGGCCGCAGCCACAAGCAGCAGTGGCGGTGGAGGTGCTTACATCAGCGGCGGCAGTACTTCGTCGGCCGATGCGCACACACACGCCAACCTCGACACGCTTAATCAGTTGGACGCCACTCCTGCCGACGGCTACCTCTATCTTGATAGTACCGACACCGACACGGGCGGAATCGTCCGCACAAAGGTGAAGGCGGGATTTGCCGATGAGGCTACCTCAGCCAACCACGCCACCACGGCCGACCGCGCCACGAATGCTGACAACGCGGCCCATGCCACAGAAGCCGATCATGCAGCCGAAGCCACTCATGCCGCCACGGCCGACGACCTTACGCAATGGGGTACAGCTGACGAGCGTTACCTAAGCCGCCAACACGACGACACGGCCGAGGGGAGCGTCACCTTCCGCAAGGCTACCAACTTCGAAGCCTCAGCACAAAGCCCCGACTTCGCGAGCAATGGCTTCGCGGGCAGTGGGTGGGCTGCACAAACGGCCGCGGACGGTAAAACTTACGTGGAGGCTGACAACCTCCGCATTCGCGGAAGGCTCACGGCCTTTGAACTCGTCATCGAAAAGATACGTGCCATTTGTGGCGCGCTGGGGATCAGTCAAGCATGCGGCCGCGTGAAGAGTGTGGACGGGGACGCTACGAACTATTACTTAGTATTAGAGGGGGACGACACACACGGCTACGGAGGCTTCCAAGCTAACGACTTCATACGCTGCCAACGTTGGACAACGAATGGCGCTCGCGGCTATTGGGTCAGAGTTAGCTTCATAGGCAGCACAGCTGGCGGCCACGACAATGTGTTGGCCATTAATAGGTCGGAGTTCGACGCCGCCATTGTCGAACCTCAGGCAGGAGAGGTCAACGCTTACGACCACGTGCAAGAAGTCACCGCACAAGTAGCCCAACTCGTAACAGACGACCGTACCGCCCTCATTACTGCCGACGACGGCACGTCCATGCTCCTTGCCGACAATAGCAACCCCACCACTGCAGGATTAATGGTGTTCCCCGAAGTAGGCGACGAGTTGGTACAATACGGCAACGCTACCGACCCCACACGTCAAAGCGCCATTTACATTCACGCCAACGGAACGGGCCAACCTGCTATCGACTTACTCACGGGTATCACCACCAAGAGCTTTGTCGGTTGTCTCGCTTGTCGCCTCGGTGGTTACCTCCCCACGGGTGGCTTTGGCCTTTACGCCAAGAATGGGCAAATCATTTCCCTCTCACCCGACGGCCAGACCACTCACTACAGCCTCAACCCTGACGGCTCGTTCGAACTCGGACAAGGGGCTATCGAATACGACGGCAAAGGTAACGTTACAATAGGGAACAATGTCACGATCAAATGGGGGCCACAGAGCCAAACGACCTACAAATGGGCCGTTAGTGATAATGGGACGAGCGCGCCTAATCATGATTGGAGTAGTACGTTCCCTACTGACGTGGCGCAAGGTAAGTACATTTGGAAACGCACATTTTATCCCGACGGCACTGAGACTACAGAGTTAATTGGCTTCGTTGGGAAGGACGGTATTAATGGCGTTGACGGGAAGGACGGTGCTAAGGGCGATAAAGGCGACCCAGGCAGCCAAGGCGAAAAGGGCGATAAGGGCGACCAAGGGAACCAAGGCGATAAAGGCGATAAGGGCGATAAGGGCGACCAAGGAATCCAGGGTGATAAAGGCGATAAGGGAGAGAAGGGCGACCAAGGATTACAAGGCCCTATCGGTCCAAAAGGCGATGACGGTGCAGCCTATTACATTCTCGCTCCCGTTGGGTCAATATCGCGAACACAACAAGGCACTACCATGCCCTCTTATAGCCAAAAGACGATTACCGTTGAAGCCTACCGAACGCAAGGATTAAAATCAACGAAGTTTCCAGGGGGGATAATGAAGTGGGCCATTTATAGCAGAGACGGTACTACGATACAAAAAGAAGGCACAGGAGATACGGTAACGATTGATTATCTACACGCGACATGTATTGAGTTTAAGTTATTCGTTAACGAAGTCGAAGTAGCACAAAAAAGTATTCCTGTCGTTTGGAATGGTAAGGACGGTACGAACGGCAAAGACGGAGCTGACGGGACAAGCCTGCATAACAACTTACTCGTGCATACCGACTTCGCGCCAAAGGCGGAGAACTATGCTGGCACGTGGCTCAATTTCCGCTCCTCGCTCGCCACGATTAGCGGCACTCTGAATGAAGGTGCAGCGGTGGGCGATACGGATATGCTCTCAGCTTCTGTCTCAACACAGACGGACATATTCCAATACGATGTAACAAAGTTGATTGGCCCTCAGACGTGGTACGTTATAGGCATTACAATGCGTGGCTCTGGTACTGCTACCGTATATTGTTACCCCGACACGAACGAGCAAACTATCTACGTTGACGGAAAGGCAGGAGGCTCTCCAAGTGACGACGCAAGTGCCGCATTTGCGTTGACCTCAACATGGCAACGACATTACATCGCATTCGCCACAAAGTCAAGCCTGAGCGGCACAAAGTATGTACTCGTACGATTGTCAAGTGGAGCGCAAGCAGACATCTCAATGGTCACTTTGGGTAGGCCATACGGCGGTGGCTCAGCATTAACCGCTGACGGCTACATTCAGAATGATGCGCAGCTCATTCGCATGGCGACACCGTCCAACATGGATACGTTCTGCGGCATTAACTCTTTGTGCGCATGGCGAAGCAGCGAACGCGAGTTTGACTTTTATTCGCAATCGTTAGGCTCAACAATCAATTCGGGGCAATGGTACACGCTTTCTTTCTACGCACGCGGCTCGGGTAGTCTCAACACATACGTATATGATTATGGAGGACGCGTCTTGTCTGATGCAAGCGCAGATATGCCAATGGCTGACGGAGTGAAGGAAACTGCATTTAAGAATGACGGAAGCCATACATGGGAGCTAACCGCAGAATGGGTGCGCCATATCTACACATTCCGCGTCCGCGCTGACGGCTCTTACTCCAGTCCGCTCTTACTATTCAGAGCAACAATAGGCACAAGCGGTGACTTCATCGCTATCAATCAAGTAAAACTCGAAGTAGGCAAAAACGCTTCCGATTGGTGCTTAAACGAAATGGACAAGAAAGCCGTCTCTTTGCCCGACTGGATGAAAGCCTTCAACGGCTATACCATGAGCGGTGACAATTACATAGCAAGTGGCAACGCGTTCTTCGGCCGAAAAGAGATTGACGGCACTTACACAGGGTGCATGATGTCGTCTAACGGATTGCAGATAGGGGGCAATACAGTCGTTGGTATGTACGCATTAGACCACAACATACTGAAAGTCGCAATCGACCCAGTACACCAACAATACTACTTCAAAGGCACAATATATGCTGACCAAGGTGTATTTAACGGCATTACAACGGGTATGCAGCTTAACTCGGTAACTACTATAGATACTACTAACTGTGAAAACTATCTCGAGTTAAGAACGTTTGATGTTACAGGCACGACAACAGCTAAAGCCTATACAAAGTACGCATACCCCATTATCCCTAATCTATCAACCATTATCAATGTTAACTCATTACCCGAAACGGTAACGGTCGACGAAAGCACCGCTGATACGAAGATTAAAGTAACAAAAAATTATCGATGTTGGAAGTTACCACCTTATGGCAGTAAGGACGAAGACATTCAGCAAGCACTCGCTCTCATCGGTTGCAAATTAGTCATCTACAATAATGTCGGAAGTTACGAAATAGCCCTTTATGGCCGTTTCTTTAAGACTGGGGAAACTGATTTCAAGGCAAAGTTAACGCTCGCAAAAGGTCTGGTAGCATTGACCATGTGTGTCGGGACTGACGGACAATTCTATTGGCAATATGACGGTGCAGTAGACGAATTAAAAGTAGACAATTTTAAATTTGCTGGTACGCTAAACCCTGGTACTGGGTTCACATATAAGGCAGAAATCGGGCCTCCCTTATAAGACCTAATAATTAACAACCATTGCAAAAACCTCTAAAAAACAAATAACATGGCAACAAAAAAACTTTCAGAAGCATTAGCCGAGTTGCAAGCAGCAGCGAGTGTGAGCGGATTGGACGTGCGATTGATCGTTGCTGGGAAATCAAGAACAGACAATGCACAAACTATCACGCTACAACAATTGCTCACGGCATTAAATGTACCCACTATGCAGACTTCTGCGAATGGAACAACTAAGAACTACATTTATTCGGCAAGCAGTGATGAAATGCACACGGCATTGAGTGGCAAGATATGGACGTACACGCACACTGACCGTAACTTGTTCCTCCGATTTAAGCACTGGGGCGCAGCCAACGACACCGAACAAACCAATTATAGCCAAGTATTGTTATGCCATTTGGTAAACCGTAACCAAGACGGACTGATGGATAAGTATGTGTTTGCTCGCATCTTAAATCACAATCTTGCAGAAGGGCAGAGTACTACAGACAAGGTGATTGTCAACTACACAAACTTTGCGGGAAGTGGCAACAAACAACTTGTAATCACTAAGGCCACCACTGCAAAGGCAGGGGTAATGACAGCAGAGGATAAGACTAATCTTGATAATTTAACGGCTTATGCGCGTGACCTCGGAAACTTTGAATCAGAGGAAGCAGCTCTTGATGCGCTTAAAGATATTGAAATATCAGGCAACTCCAATATTGTACACGTGCATTGCACGTATGCAAACGGAGCAATGAGTATTACAATGATGCAAAATGTTGAAAATGATTATGCAAGACAAATTATTTTCAACAAATCAAAGGTCTTTCAACGTGCTATTTATTTTACTGATGGCACTCGCCAAGAAATCAGTCATGCAGAAGATTGGAGTTGTCTTTTCGGTGATAGATTACAATGGGATAGCGGAGAGAATAAATATGTATTACGCCAATTCGATTTGTCGTTCAATCAGAAATATACAGACCCCATACCCACCGCAACTGCCAACAATGACGGTCTCATGAGTAAAGAAGACAAACAACTACTGAATAAGATTAAAGAAAAACTTAATTTATAAGGCGTTTTATTTGGATAGTACAAAATAATGTAGTATCTTTGTGTTGTATTAAGAAAGTAATGAATATGAGAACAAAGACTTACAAAGTAACAGTTTCCGAAGATGAGTACGAACTGTTAGAAGCTATCAGAAATTACAACAAGAGTTTCCCCAATGGTTATCCACAACTAAGGTGGTTTGCTCAAGAGTTGCTTGATAATATGCTTCGCCAACCCTTCTAAAAATCAAGAAAACCCGCTCAAGAAGTGGGCGGGTTTTTCTACACATATAAATATATGGAAAAGAATGCTTTAATAACAAATATGAAAGAACGCTGCAACGATATATTAATGAGCGTTTCTTGGTTAGACTTTAGCAACCGATACTTCCAACGTTCGTCTTCATGGTTTTACCACAAAATGGACGGAATTGACGGCAACGGTGGCATTGGTGGTTTCACTCCTGAAGAATTAGAACTTTTCAAAGAGTCATTAATCAATCTTTCCGAGCGAATACGCAAAACAGCCGAAAAATTATAATCAGCCATTCATTACTTTTTTAATACACAAGCCACCTATGGCTGATAGGTGCAAGTTAGAGCCTCATGCTATTAAGTGTGAGGCTCTTTGCTACCCAGCACGCATATAACATACGCTCTTACCCCTCTCCGTGTAAGGACTTTTTTGTATTCCCCTCCTCCCATTTTGTGAGCTATTTGTGAGCAGCAAACAAAGCCAAATTCTAAAAGTATATGATAATCAATACATTATACACAATCGCGCACCTGCTTTGGGAGCAGGGGGTCGTGGGTTCGAATCCCGTCGCCCCGACATAAGGAAAACCGCTGATTATCAAGTTGTTAAGGCTTGGTAATCAGCGGTTTTATTGTTTGTTGTTACTCGTTTTTTTACCGCATTTTGGCCTCATTTTGGCCGTTTTTGGCTTATTTTGTATCGTTTTTGTGAGCTATTTGTGAGCAAAAAGGGTTAAAAATGTAGGTAATGGCATATAAATTAAAGTGGTATTTAGATTTAAGGCGTAAGGACGAACAAGGGAAAGGGCGGCTTTGTATCGTTATTTACAATCGTGGAACGTCGGCAATGCTGAGCACGGGGGTGATGTTGCGCGAGGGAGAGTTTGTGAACGGTAGGGTGGTGGGCGCGCCCATGGCGGCACAGCTGACGCAGTTGCTGCGACTGAAAATGGCAAAGGTGCAATTGACTGTTGAAGAGGTGGCGTGCTTTAATGATGTTCAAGCAATGAGGGCAAGCGAGATTAAGGCGGCTTTGCTCGATCGGCTGGAGTTGAATGGGAATGGGGGTGAGGCCGTTGGAGAGGAGAAACAGGAGGAAGCGCGTTTTTTGCCGTTTGCTGAAACGTTTGTGAGTCGGTGTAAGAAGGAAAGAACGGCGGGCGTGTATAAAATGACTTTACAGAAGTTGAGGAAGTTTTGTAAGTTGGAGGAGTTGTGCTTTAAAGATGTGACGGTGGGGTGGCTGAAGGATTTTGAGGTTTGGATGGCTGACACCTGCAGCACGAACACGCGGGGCATACACTTTCGCAATATTCGTGCCGTGTTTAATGCTGCAATAGATGAAGAGGTGATACCGGCCGAAATGTATCCTTTTAGGCGATTTAAGATAAAGAAGGAGGAAACGATGAAACGCTCGCTAAGGTTGGAGGATTTGAGGCGGTTGATGCGTTACCCTTGCGAAGAGTGGCAAAAGAGGTATGTCGACCTTTTTATGCTTTCGTTTTATCTGGCGGGCATTAATATGATTGACCTCATGGAGTTGCCTCCGCTGAATGAGAGTGGCGTGATTGAATACAGGCGGAGCAAAACGGGGGTTGTGTGTCGGCTGACGGTTCCACCTGAAGCGCTGGAGATTATTGAGCGTTATAAGGGGGTGAAACGTTTGCTTTATTTTGGCGAGCGTTTGAGCGGTGGCGTTGAGGCGTGGAAGGGTTTCCTTCGTAACGTGAATGACGGGCTGCAACGTGTTGGTCCGTCGTGTTATGTGTACGTAAAGCATAAGGGCAAACGGGCGAAAGAACGGGTGAAAGTGTATAGCGGTTTGTTTCCCGATCTTACCTCCTATTGGGCGCGCCACACGTGGGCAACGTTGGCCTCAGAACTTGACGTGCCTGATGCAGTGATAGATGCTGCTTTAGGTCACAAGTCGCCCTATCCAATGGCCGACATATATATAAGGCGAAACGCTAAGAAGGTAGATGAAGCCGTGAGGCGCGTGATTGATTATGTAAGGGGGTAAAGTTTTTTATATCTTTATGGCCAAAAATGTTTGGCTATAAGTATAAATTTTATTACCTTTGTAATGCAAAACAGAAAGGAACGCGCATGAATAAATTGAAAGTAAGAGAAGTTATTCAGCTGCTGAAAAAGGAAGGCTGGGTAGAAATTAAGGCCAATCATGGCGATCACCGACAGTTCAAGCACCCCACGAAGAAGGGTAAAGTAACTGTAAGAGGTAAGATGAGTGAAACGCTTAACGATTTTCTCCTTCTAAGCATTTGGCGACAAGCTGGTTGGAGAAAGTAAATTAAAAGGTATGGAAGGGGGTTGAACCTTTCCATAACCTTAGAATATATAAGACTTTTAAAAGTATGGAAAAGATAAAGGTAAAGGTGGATTGGAGTGATAAGAATTTTGCAGCGGTGACAGATGATGCTCGTTTGTGTGGCATGGTGTTAGTAACGGCTTCGACTTATGAAAAGTTAATGAGCGATTTGCGTGATGCTATTGTCGAACATGTTGAAGGCGTTGTGGCTGATGGTGATGACTTGCCAGAATGGTTGAAGTGTGGTGTGTATGAGTTTGAGGTGGATTTAGGTGCTGCCGCTTTGTTGCGTTGTTGTTTGCAGTACACAACATTTGCGGCCGTTGCTCATGCTACTGGCATTAATCAAGCTTTGCTGACGCATTATGTAACGGGGCTAAAAGTGCCTCGTGACAAGCAGCGAGCGCGTATTGTTGAAGGTTTGCACCGTATAGGTGAAGCTTTGTTGTCTTTAAAATAGAAATTAAAGCGTTATGCTTTTTGTTTTGCATGCCTCCCACGTGAGTGGGGGGCTTTTTTTGTCGGTTTCATCGTATTTTGGGGGGTGGTGTTCGCATATTGCAAAGCACCCCACTAACGCAAGCCGTTAGTGGGGTGCTTTGTGTGTATTTACATGCGTTATTTAACATAACATCGATTCTTTACATTTTGGGGGACTAATGTCCCGCCAAAAGGACCTTTATAAGTCTTTCTTTTTCTTCTATAAGTTTCTTTAGATACTCGTTTTCTTTCTGCAAAAAAGCCACGTCGGAGGCAGCATCCGACGTCAAAAAAGACTCGCTTTTATCGATACTTTGGCTATTCACAAGCATTCCCTGTAGGTTGTTATGGTTTCCACTAACATTTACCGAAGTACTATTGTCCTCAGGTAAAAGCATGTCCCCCTCCCCTGTAAGCAGCCAATTACCATCAACTTGTGGGAAACGTTGCTTGATACGTACAAAATCTAAGGTCTCTCGTGCCTTCCATGTGGATACTGTGCTCTGACGCACGTTTAAAAGTCTGGCAAATAGCGTTTGATTACCATGCGCATATTGCAGCACTAACTGTTCTAATTTTTCTTTATTATTCATTTTTATTGGTCTAAATGTCGCAAAATGCCTAAATAAACGCAAAAACGTTTGGTTTATGTTTGCAATTTATTATATCTTCGCACTCGTAAACAATGTTTACCGAACGCAATAAATGTTGTTTAAACTGCAAATGTAAAGAATCGATGTTATGTTTACAAGCAAAAGGGTATGAAAAAAGGATTAATAAGGCTTCCGAGTGTTACGGCAACGTTGCGCAAAATGGAGATGGGTGATAGTATCCGATTGGATTTTCAGGGCGTGTCTCCGCAAGGGCTGTATCAGGCGAAGAAGAGATTGAATGCTCAGACTGGCAAAGAAGAGTGGAAGAGTAGGGTAGTGACTGACGAACGTGGGCGGAAGTTTTACGAAGTGACTCGCAAGGTCGTGAGTGGTGATACAAAATAATACGAAAAAGTTATGACGACAGAAGAACCAAGGGTTGTCGACTCGGGCCGCTATGGCATGAGCGACGCGGCAAAGATTTTGGGCGTTGCGCGTTGCACTTTGCGGCGTTGGATATATGCCGGGCGCGTGAACGTAGGGTTCAGAAATCTGAACGGACGAATGTTTGTAACTGGTAAGGAATTAAAAAGAATTTGGAGCGAGCAGTTGTGACGCTGCAAGCGCAAGAGCAAGAAACAAAACGACAAAAGAGCCAAGCAGAAGCGCGAACAGTGGTAATGCTGTGAGCGAAGCGTCAGGAGGCGGCCCTTGGGGTGTGTGCAGCGGCACATGTAGAACGGCTGAGGGCTGAATGCTGCAAGCGGTTGCGGTGTGCTGAATGGCGATGTTGATGAATGGCGAAAGAAACGAGAAAACAACAAAACGACAAAACAACAAACAAACTAAAAACGGAAAACGATATGAACATTTTAGATAAAGCGCTGAAGGTGGCGAAGTGTGCGGCCTGTGCAGCCGTTGTGCTGACGGGTTTTTATTACGCCAGCCGTATGGATTACGAGGACGCGGTGTTGAACGAAATGAAGAACAATGGTACTTACTACGCCATGAGCCAGGAACACCCCGATTGGGACGAAGCTGAAATGGTGAAGGAGTACACCGAGCGGAAGATGCAGCGCGAGGAGGAAACGCGCGCGATGCGTAAGCGTTACGACGGTCGTTAATATGTTAACTTTTAAAGATTGGTAAGTATATGGATAAAGGAGACGTACATGAATACGTAGAAAGGATAAAGCGCCACAACAAGGATTTGCACCTATTGCTAATCGACTTTAGGCTTTACATCGTCGGTGTTGAGAAGCGCTGCAAATTCCCTGACCTGGTAAGGGACTACACCTACGAGCAAGCAGGAATGGACTATGCTCTCCATTGTGTTGCATCTATTTTGGCGGCTTACAAGGAGAGTGGCGACGAGACTGACGCGCTCATCTCCTTGATGACGTATTGCAGCCGCTGGGCGTGCGCTTCGCCTTATAGTGACGACCTCTATGCCGATACGGAGCGTGCTAAGGGTGAGAACTCTATCAAAATCAAGATAGCGCGCTGGATAATGGCCAAGGCGGGTGAATGAAAGGTGTGAAATGGTTTTACTCATGATTTATAAAGTTCTAATTGTATGCCCCGTCACGCGCTGACCATGGGCTTCTAATTCATTCATAGAATGAGTGGGACTATTCGGTTCGTGAGGAATAGAATAGTCAATATAACGCGATAGGTGGTTAATCGGATAGACCGCGCTCACTAATAGGCTGAGGCGCTTAGGCCGTTAGTCGGGTTCAACTCCCGACCGCGTTGCATTCGTGTGAATAAGGTAGTTAGATTATTAAGATTGTATTTCCATTACGGTTCGTGAGAATAGTAATGGAAAAGACGAGGAGTATAGGCCGTTAATCGGATAGGCGGCAAAGAGAGGTATCGTCGTCTGCTGCATGAAGTTGGTTTTGGGTTATTGGGCGTGCAGTGGATAAGCTTCGAAACAATCGCACATTAGTGGGTTCGACTCCCACACTCCTCACTCAACCATTTTATTAACGAAAACGGAAAATTATGAACAGAAGATTTTGGGTAGAGGTACGCGTCAGTTATGACGGTGTGACCGAAAAAGGAGAGAAGACCAACATGAAGGAGACGTGGTTGGTGCGTGCCGCCACTTTCGCTGAGGCTGAGTCGCGTGCTACTGAAAAAGTATGTGCTTATAATGGTGTCGAAGACGTAGGTGTGGAGGCTTGTGTGAAGCGCAACATAGCAGCCTTTTGGGTAGGTTCTCTAAATGGCGATAAGATCTATAAGGTACGTTGTGAAGGCCTTCTCGTCAACGAGAAGACAGGCAAAGAGCGCATCGTTAAGCGTGATTACTTGGTTCTGTCTCCTAACATGCTTGATGCTTACGAGACATTCGTCAAGTGTATGAGTGACTCTGACTTTAGCGAGTTTGAGGTGTTAGGCATCAATCTTACCCCTATCGTTGAGGTGCTGAGCGACCATGAGTAAATAAGCCGTTTGTACACTATCAACCATTAAAGCACGACGCTGCGGTGTGAGTTGTTTCCCCATTGCTTACATATAGTGAGTGAGGTGTGAAGCTTGCAATGCGCAGTCCAAATACGAAAGAGGATGACACAGGAGGGGGGAAGCCGCTATGAGCTTTCTATCCTTGCAATGCGAACTCGGGCGATGACACAGGAGGCCGCCTCACCCCAATAAGTGGTGAGAGGAATGCAACAGAGAGGGCCGCAGTGTTGTGCTACTTATTGACCTTATACGAAACCACACGAATTATGAGCCGACAGAAGAAGTCGGGCTTAGACTACTTCCCCTTTGAAGTAGACTTTTTTCAGGACATAAAGATACGCAAGTTAATTCGGCGTAACGGTGGTAAGGCGATCGCAGTATATGCTCTCCTGCTATGCTATATTTACAAGAGTGGGTATTTCATGACGTGGGATAAAGAGTTGCCCTTCATCATTTCGGAACAAACGGGGTATGGAGAGGTGTATATACAAGAAGTCTTAGAGAGCTGCCTTACGTTAGGGTTGTTAGATAGGCGTATGCTTGACGAGGAAGGTGTACTGACGAGTAGAGGTATTCAAGAACGATACAAAAAGATATGTGTAGATAGTAGGCGTGCAGCGTCGATAGAAGCGTACAACCTTTTAGACGAAAATTCGACTGGAATAGTCGAAAGTTCGACTAAAGATGCACCAATCTTCGGTAAAAAAGCCGATAAATGTACAAACTTGTGCAAGAAAGCACCATTTCTGCACAAAAGTGTGCAAGAAAGTACACAAAGTAAAGTAAAGGAAAGTAAAGAAAAAGACGATGTAGAAAAAGCGCTGCCGTCATCACCGACGACGGAAGACGTTGAAGCATCGTTTACGGGATTGTTGGCATCGTTGATGGCTGAGGCTTCATGGTGTGAATTGGTGCGTATGCGCTACCACCTGAGCGGCGACGAGCTACGCGAATGGCTTGATGCCTTTGCGCTCGACTGCCGCGTCAACGACAAGGCACAACACGACGACCTCACCGACCTCAAACGTCACTTTACTTCGTGGCTTCGCATTCAGCAACAACAAAATCGCAACACTCATGGAACGAAAAATAGCAACGCAAGTTCACTTGCCCGACGCAAAGGAGTTGATGTCGCAGCTACTTCGGCAACGGACTACAGCACACGCCTTTAGGCTTCCCCTGGCGGTCGCAGACGCTTACTGTCTGCTTTACTCTGCCTACGAAGTGGAGGTGGAGCGCAGAGGGCGCACGCTGCAAATGGACGAAGACACGACACGCATCGTAGGCGAAGTGGCCCGCCACCTTACAGGGGCGCAACCGAATGGTTTGCTATTCTGTGGCACAACGGGCAATGGTAAAACCACCTTGGCGTTGGCCATACAGAATGCCGTGGAATGGCTCAGGGCGCGAAGTATGCTGCCAACGGAGTTCACACAGTACGGCCTCGATACGGTCCGCTTCGTTGAGGCTCGTGCCGTGGCTGCCACTTACAAGACCGCGAAGGTTCACCTCATGAGCGTCGGTGTGTTAGCCATTGACGACGTAGGCACAGAGCCAGCCGAGGTGGTAGACTACGGCAACGTGATAGAGCCTATCACCGAACTACTGGAGGCACGCTACGCTCGCGGCCTCTTCACCCTCGTCACTACCAACCTAACGGGGAAAGAGCTTCGCCAGCGGTATGGCGTGCGATTGGTGGACCGCATGAACGAAATGATGCACGTCATTGTATTCAGGAACGAGAGTTTTAGGTAAAACCCCAAAAAGTAACGAAAAAGATAAAGCACCCACTATGGCACAACTCATCTACGTCGTTGTCTACTGGCGCTGCCGTCGTGAAACGCGGCTCCGCATATGTGAACGGTTTCGCATACCGAGCGGTTACGTCAACATCAACGGTGAAACGCCCTGCATGATTTCGGCCGACGATTACGAATTGTTGCGTGAGTGTGAGCGTAGAGGCTTTATCCGCTTGCGCGATAAGGAGACAAAAAAAGCCTCCAACGACGTGGAGGCTTCCGAGCACTAAGCGCTAAATGCTTTCGTGGAATCCATTAGATGCGCTTAAAGGACGGTGCAAAGATAATTAAGGGTCCTTTATTGTGCAAGCAAAAACGAACAATCATAACGAACATCACGACACGAACAAAACACCATGTACAACCCGAAGTACATTTACATAGAGGGTAGAAGGCGAACGTACCGCCTTACCCCTGAAGGCGAACAAATGTTTAGGAGTCGCTTCCCCATTACGCCCGCTAAGGACATGGCCCACGAGTTGGGGTGTGGAATTGATATGGTGTATAAGTTGGCCAACTCCTATGGAGTGAAGAAGGACCCTACTTACAAGCGCGAGACGTTGCGACGCGCTATGCTCCACGCTCGCGCCTACTACGTGATAGATAAGAAGGCAAACCCCGAACTCTACAAGAATCGCTACAAGGAGCGGGGGAGACGCCTCCACCGCCAACGACGCGTGGACGAACTCCGCATCATGAGTGGCCAAGAACCGCGCCACAACTTCTACTTCGCCCCCGCGCATAGCAAGAAGACGCGGAAGATACGCCAAACGTTGTCTCTACTTGGTTACATTCCTTACACTCAGAGCTGCTCCATGCTCTGGTACTTCGCGCCAGAGACGCAGCGCAGTCTATCCACTGAGCGCAGAGCAAAGGAGTATGGCTTTAAATTCTCGTGCTTCCGATGAAGCACTTTCACACAACAATCTATAACTCTTACACACTATGAAACAGAAAGAAGAACTCGTACCCCGAGAACAGATACCCGAGGCCACACGCATTCTTACCAACGTGGCTTACCTCATGGGCGACGTGACGAGTACGCTTATGCTCAACGCTGAGACGCGTGTTGAGCGATTAGGCTTCGGCATGAAGCAAGGACTGAAGCAGCGCCTAAAGTATGCCCTCGAAGCTACCCACCGTGCGCGTCGCGCATGGGATAGCTTTGCACAGGAGCTTTACGGCATTGAGTGTGCCGATGATGCTTGCGAGTGTAGCGACTACTATGCCGATATCGTGTTGCTCATAGCCGATCGCACAGGCGACAATGATGAGTATCGCGACAAGGTGCGCCGTGCGCTGCTGCGCATGAAGAGCGACCGCCACATCTACGAACAACTTCAAAGCGTGATAAAATGACACAAGCGAAGAAGACGACGAAGGCCGACATCTTAGTCTACCTTCGTGAGGCACAGACGATGCAATTCAACACGCGTGCAAGCCTCGTCGAGGTTAGCTTTAGCGGCCGATGTGACGTAATCCGCATTGAGTTAATTCCCTTTTTCGGGTGTAAAAACACTTTCGCCCTATATCAGGAGAAGGACAAGACTTACAACGACCGAGTAATGGCTGACTTTAAAGATAAATGGTTATACTATGAAGATAAATGGCTGAACTATGAATGAAACTTTTGTTAATCAACTCTTTGCGCGCCCTGAGGACGTAGAGGCGGGCGCGCCCTTACACATTGACTTACTGCGCGAGCGCGACGCCGCCCACACCGTAGAGTTCCGTCGCCTTGACGCGCTATGGCACTCACGCGATGAGTATCCGAACGATGCCAGCGGGCCATTAGTGGTATGGGATGGCTCTACGGAAGACCCTTTTGTGTCCACTCACTACTTCATTCCAGAAGTAATGAATTGGAAAACGTTTTGTGAAGCGTTCTGCGTAATGTATTGGGCCTACTCTGAGTCCTTCCTACCTAATACCCCCGAATGACTATGAACGACCTACGACAACGCCACAAGATTTGGCTCAGTCGCCGCCCTAACGGGCGACTGCGCTACCCCCGATGCGTGCGCGCTCACTTAGAAGAGACCCTCCTCTTCTCGCCCAACGCGCTAAGCAGTGAGGAGATACAGCAACTAAAATACGGCAATGACTACTACCAAACCAACAATGAGTAAAATGAAGGCATTCAGGATTAAAGAATACGAAAGCGTAGGCACAAAGGTCTATGCAGTACAGGGCCAAAAATGGTTAGGTTGGGTGACAATTAAAGAATTCGCTGCAAGTAATAACAACCTGGACGATTTATGGTGGGCGAAGGCTTGCGCTCAAAGCCTTTTAGACGAATTGAATGAAGAACAATAAACGATGATACCCATGTTAAAAGACGTACTGACAATTCTTTTTTACGCCACGTCCGTATATGTCGTGCTATGGCTCACGTATAAGCTCGGCCGCTACCGAGCCGAGGAGGCAATGGCCGACGAAGTGGCGCGCCTTCGTCAATCGTGTTGGAAAGAAGGCTACACGATAGGCCGTGAGCGCGGCCACAAGGAAGGCTATCGCGACGGTTACGAGAAGGGCCGTGCCGAGGGTTATGACGACGGCCGTCGCTATGAAGCTATCACGCATCATAACGAGGAGGAGATTAAACGACAATTGAAGTTGTAACGACACTTGATAATGACACAATTTATTTGTATCTTAGTACTGTCTTGATGAGTAATTATGTGGCCTACGTGTTAGGCCGCGAGCGAGGACTGTGGCGCGGCTACTTTGAGGGCCGCGCTGAGGCCTATCGCGAGAGGGAACGATCAGAAGGCAAGACCAAACAAGAGAGGGCTTGATGAATGTGCAAATGTGCGAATGTGCAAATGTGCAAATGATTGAATAATGTTTTAATTACTCAGCGTACAAAGGCGACCATTTGCACATTTGCACATTTGCACATTAGCATATTAAAAAAATAACAGTGACGCGACGACGAATTAACCTCAGCGTGCCGCCCGAGCTATATCGAGAGCTGGAGCGCATACGCAAGACTTATCGCTTTAGTACGACGTGCGAGATGTGCGTCGTACTTTTGCGCGTATATGCGCGTATGGTGGCTGAGGCTGAGGCTACTTCCACCACTGACGATGATGAGGACTACATCGCGGCCACCTTTGAGCGCATGGCTACCTCTATGCGCACTCCTTCTAACACAACGCCTACCGTGCGCCACCACCGAAGGAGGATTGAATAATATTTCGTAAGACTATGGCTAAAGACAAAGACTACAAGCGAATGATACACACGCGCCACTGGTTGGAACTAAGGCGCATGGTGCTCACGGCTCACCCTCTGTGCCAACGTTGTGAGGCTGAGGGCCGCACGACGGCTGCTACTGAGGTGCATCACGTGCGCCCCGTCGAAGAGGGTACGACAGCGAGGGAGAAGGAGCGGCTCATGTTTGATGCACACAACCTCCGCGCCCTCTGCCACGACTGCCACGTACTGACGCACACAGAGTTGGGCCGCTCAGGCCGCAAAGCGAATGCCGAACGCAAGGCGCGACAAGCCGAGAGCGTTAACAAACGCTTCTTTGGTGACGAGTAAGGCACTCAAAAACGACCGAAAACGTACCAAAAACGACCGAAAACGAACAAAAAACGACCGAAAACGGAGTAAGAAACGTGGCCTTCTGCCCTACCTTCATCGCTCATCAGCGTCACACCAACAGGGGGGGCGGTTTTTTTTAAGGGGGGTGGGGGTGCGTTAAACCCCGCCCAAACCCTTTTTTTTGCGCGAGCATTTTTTACGATTTACGGAACTTTGGGCAATTCAACACCCTTAAACAATATTTCACACAACGTTGAATGTGCCAATATGCTAATGTGTTAATGTGCTAATGAGTGGCACAATCCTTAACTCATTAACCTATTAGCAGCACATTGGCCACATTAGCACATTAGCATATTAGCACATTAACACTATGGCACGCACTACGAAACAATGGTATGCCCGCATCACGAAAGCACTGAAGAAGTCGGGAACGTACAATACCAGCCTTGAAATGCAGATACAATCGTTAGCAGGAGCTATGCGAACGCTCGAACTCGCCACTGACGAGATTGACCGACTCGATACCACCGTCGTGTGGGAAGAGACACGCTACGGCCGCAAGATGCAGCCCCACCCCGTGTTTAAAATTCAGCGCGACGCACAAGCCTCCGTCACGCGACAGATGAAGCAGCTGCAACTCACTACAGAAGAGCTGACCACCGACCAAAGTTCCGACCCACTGATAGACCTAACTCAAAAGCTCATTAATGAACAGTAGATAATGAGCTAATATGCTAATGTGGCAATATGCTAATGGCTGCGCCACTCATTAGCACATTAGCATATTAGCACATTAGCATATTAGCACATTATCACATTAGCACATTATCAGAATGACCGAAGAAGAAGCCCACCGCTATCGAGAGGAGAAGCAGCGCGTATCGCGTTCGCTCTCTGCTAAATCGTTGGAGTCGTACCACCTTGAGGCGGTCGACCCTCGGCTCTACGTGTACGTATCAATGGTGCGCGACAGCCCCACTGAGCATAACCTTTGGGAGCAGTTGGCCGTTGAGCGTTTCCTGCGTATGGTGAAGCGTTATGGGCTTGACGCTCGCAAGGTGCGCCGCTTCTACCTCTTCTACGAGTCGCTCTACTTCCCTGGCAAGGAAGGCATGCAGCACTACAAGTTGACGCCCGTGCAGTGCTTCCAGTTTGCGGCCGTATATGGCTTTTGGCAACGGGGGCGTCGCATCGTGCGTGAGGTGTGTCTGTTTGTACCCCGAAAGTTCTCGAAGACTACCTCAGGTGCTGCCTTCCCCCTCTACGATCTCTTCTTTGGCGATGCCAACGCTGAGTGCTACTTTGGCGCCAACTCTTACGACCAAGCGAAGAAAGGCTTCAACGTCCTGCGCGGCTGCGTGCGTAGGCTCGACCCGCGCGGCTTACGCTATACGGTGAATGAAGACGTGATTAAGAGCCGACGTCAGGACCGCACGGCCTTTGCTCAGTGTCTGACAGGCAATAGCCGCACCAAGGACGGCTTGAACGCCTCGACCGTCCTAATCGACGAATACTCCCAAGCGCGCACCAATGAGCTACTCACCGTGCTTACTACCTCTATGGGCGTTAGGCAGAACCCCCTTACGGTGATCATCACCACCGCGAGCGACGTTTTTGAAGGCCCATTCTACGCCAAGTTGCAAGGCTACAAACGTCTGCTACTGGGCGAGGTGGACGATGATAGCGTATTTGCTCACCTCTTTGAACCCGACGTTGACGACCCAGAGGATCAACCCGCGACGTGGCGCAAGGTCCACCCCCACATGGGCGTGACCGTTAGCCTCGAATTTTACGAAGCCGAATATCGTGCAGCGCGTCGCGACGGTGCTGAGGCGATGTTGGCCTTTCGCACGAAGTTGCTCAACGTCTATGCCGAACAGCAGCAGCGCTCATGGATAACGGCCACCCTCGCCACCGACATCATGCGTCCCTTCACGCTCGATGCGATCAAGGGCCGTCCCGATGCAATGGTGGCTATCGACTTGAGCGAGAGTGACGACTTCTCGGCCGTGACGACAGGTTTCTACTCGCCCGAAGAGAAGTCGTTCACCTTCCATACGGCCTACTTCTTCCCCGACGAAGCTTTAGCGGGCCACCCCAACGAGCGCCTTTACCGCAAGTGGGCGGCCGAGGGACACCTCACGCTGACGCAAGGCCCTGTCATCAATTACCGCACGATCGTCGACTACGTGTTGCGCGTCAACCGCTCCGTGCGCATACTCTCTATTGGTTACGACCCTTGGAAGAGCCAAGAACTTATCAACATGTTGGCCGCATCAGGCGCGCGTGACGTGTTGCGCGGAGTGAAGCAGACGTATGGCAACTTTACCGCCCCCGTCCAATCCTTTGAGCATGGCTGCAAGACGGGGCATATCTTCATCAATCCTAACCCGATTAACGCCTACTGCTTTGGCAATGCCATACTCGACACCGACAACCTCGGCAACTCTAAGCCCATTAAGCGCGCTCGCTATCAAAAGATTGACGGACTCATAACGATGCTCATGTGCTTGAGACTGTTTATAGATTATGAGCGGTAAGAAAAGCATATCAAATTGTACCCTTTGCCGTTAATACGGATATTAGTATCTTTGCATTGTTCTAATAACGAAAAACAGGAAGAAACAATGAAAAAAGTAAAAGCGATTATAGAGCGTTCCTCAGAGGGGCGCTATAGTATTTACATGGACGACGATACGCTATCTTATCTTATAACGGCTGAGGGTGCTACGCTTGATGAAGCAAAAAAAGATTTTATAGAGTCATACGAGAGCGTAAAAGAATACTCCAAGAGCCATAACGAAGCATTTGAAGAAGTAGAGTTTGACTTCTGTTACGATATGGCCTCTTTCTTACAGCACTATGCCTATGCGTTTACGTTAGCAGGTCTTTCACGCATCACTGGCGTCAATCAAGGGCAATTATCACATTATATTAATGGGACTTCACGCCCCTCAGCACGCACAATCGAAAAGATAGAAAACGGCATAAGCAGTTTTGCACAAACACTGTCGGGCGTTCATTTCGTACGTCCGTAACCTCCCCCACTCAGGTACTTTGTATTTCATATAGTTATTTGACACACCGCGCCCGCCACCTGAGGGCGCAAAACAATCGAGCGCCCCACCATGTAACAATGGTGGGGCGCTTTTACCTTAATACGAAAAATAGAAAAATGAAAAAAGTGGGATAAAAAGATACACCGCGTTTCGCAACGAGGGGTATCATTGATTATTATGAGTTGTTTAATTATTAGTTACCTTACAAAGGTAGCAATAAAAAGCCACGCGGCAAGCGCGCGTGGCAAAATAAATGTGTCTAAAAACGTTCTTTGAATGCTTGCTATTTTAATCGGATTTAGCAAGGGCGGGCTGAAAGCCCAATGTAGCACATAGCCCAGGGCAAGCGAAGCGACACCCTGGGTTCCCGCATAGTAGAGTCTCCGCGCCCTGTAAGGGCAAAAGCCTTAATTCTTAAACACATACATGATTGTGACATGTCTTAATGCTTTTGCCCTTACAGGGCGCGACTGTTCCAACACGCGATACCCAGGGTGTCGCTTCGCTTGCCCTGGGCTATGTGCTCCATTGGGCTTTCAGCCCGCCCTTGCTAAATCTG